GGAATAACCCGTAACCAGAGTTGTATACATCGCCACTGGCAACCAGCTCACTGGCGAGAACACTCATCAGATATCTTGTCTCACCTGTCTTGGCTTCCAGTTGCCGTAACGTCTCGCGACCGCTCAGAGGTACAAGTTCAACAACCTGTCCTTTAATTTTTTCTCGCTCTTCTGGTGTAAATACTTTTGCCATAGGTGCCTCCGGCAATCACTTTTCCGATGCAACATGGCGGGAAGAATCAGTAATCTGTCGTACAATATCCCTGTGCTTGTTCAACTCACGCAGCGCGGCGCAGACACGCTCCCACTTCTGGACATGATTTTTCGCCCGACGCAGTTCGCGGTTTGCCATATGCAGTGATGGTAAAACCAGGTCATCCGCTCGCGTTTCAGTAAACGATGGCAGCGACTGCACAATGTCCGCCACAGTTTCTGTTTTAATATCTTCCTGTGTTGCAGCCTCCTGTACTGGTAACGCAACACCTGCGGTCTGAGGAAAGGCCTTACCATCAGTTTCCGCTACCGATGCTGCTTTCGGCTCTGCTGGTAAATTATCGCCCGGTATGCAGTAACGAAATTTACCGCCCTGATTTACGCGAATCAGACGACCTTTGCTGATTGCCATTGCCAGCGTTGAAGCCACTTTGCGTGATGTGGTACCAAACAATGTAGCCAGCTCATCAGCCGTTTGTGGTCCTCGTTGTTCAATCGTCGCGGTTAAATCGCACTCTGAGATTTTCGCTACTGTTGCTGTGGTGATTTCTTCCGGCAGTTCTGCCTGCGCTGGCTGTTCCTGCTGAACGTTGTTATCAGCCACACGCCAGGTGTACGCGCTTTTATCAACAAAACCAGCCTTTTTCAGTTCCCATAGTTCGTTCAGCACTTCTTCACGACTGATATCAAGTCGCGCAGCAAGTTCTATGGATGTGGCTTTTCCCATTGCTTTCAGTGCGTCAAAAACAGTCTCCATTAAATTTTTCTCCCGGTAAAAATTACTTCGCAATTCCTGGCTGGACGACATTCGGACGCCAGCTCTCCCAGTTAAAATTCACCCATCGCCCGCCGTTCATGGTCATGCGATCCATAATCCGCTCGCCGAGCAATGTTTTCATGGCCTCATAGTTCAGGTTTGTCAGCATCCCCACGCTGCGCATCGACGCTGTCCGGCGATCAACAATCTGGTGCAGTACCACCTGCTCGTTTTTCGTCTCGCGCTGAATGCCAATTTCATCAAGAACCAGCAGATCCACTTCGCACAGTTCCCGCAAAAATTTTTCGCCTGACTGCCCATCGTCATAGCTGGCGTGCAGGGCACTCATAACATCAGCCACGGTAACCACAATCACTGTCTGACCGTCTTTCAGCAGGCGATTCCCGATAGCTGCCGCTAAGTGGTTCTTCCCGGTACCAGGTTTTCCGCTGAACGCAAAATTTGTACACCCGGTCATCAGTTCATCAGCGATGGATTTCGCCTGACTCAACGCGTATCGCTGCCCTTCGTTCTGCACCTGGTAATTCGAAAACGAGCATTTGCGGTGCAATGGCTGGATGCCAGAGCGATTCAGAATTTTTTCCACCCGCAACTGACGATTCTGACGGTTGATCTCCTCACAACGTTTCTGGCCTTCGGAAAGTTGCCACTCGCGCCACTCCGCTACCGTCTTGAATGGCGCGGTTACATGTGACGGGGCCAGTCTGCGGATACGTTCAAGAACATCGCCTGTCGCAATATTTTTCATGGTCAGTTACCCCCTGAAGCCTGGCGGGATCGCACTATCCGGTAACGAGACGGTGTTAACCTGTCGGAGTAACGTCTCAGGTCGAACACCTTTCGGCGCGAACAAGCCCTGGTATTCATTGGCGATGCTGTGTCGAATCACCTGCTCAGGTGAAAAACCCTGCTGGCGGAATTTTTCCAGCTCCCGTATCGCCCCGTTAGCGCCCTGCTCCGTTCGAATCGGTTTTCGCAATGCCTGGCGAAATTCAACCCACTCACGCCAAAGCGAGACAGAAATCCAGTTCGGCAAAGCAATATCCAGAGGGTCAAACTTTTTGACACCTCGATTCCCCCGGGGGGGATTTAGGGGGGGATCTGTTTTTAGATCTTTATCTGTATCTTTATTAGTTGCCTTTGTGTTGACATCATGTTCAAACACCACTTCAACATCTGTTTGAACACCTGTTAAATTTCTCTCTTGTTTTGTTTGAACATCTGCTTCCTTTCTGCTTCTTCTGGCCTGAACAGATGCTTTTCCTGCGGCTGATTTTTTGGTTAATTTTTCCCTGACTGATGCCAGATCTTCCTCAATCCGAAGATGCACCCATTCCTCGCCGTTATCGCAAAAAAACTCCTGCAAGGATGGTTCAACATCAGCCCATCGCTCGTTAGTCAGACGGGCAATTTTTGCCAGCCTGTTTTTAGGTATTGGCTTTCCTGTTTGCCAGTAATTGAACATCAGCAACAAATACGCACCATGCTCCTCTGCTGACAAATGCATGGTGTCAGCCAGGTAATCAGCTATGTACAGTTGCATGTATGGTAATGCGGCCATAATTGCCCCGTATGATGCTGCCCGGTTGCTTAGAATAAGCACAAACAGCATGGAAACTTTTGCTTAATGAACAATGACAGAATCGTCGGAAGACCCGCCGCCGCTGAAATGCGCTTTCCGGTAAACGGCCTGGACTGCATCATCATGCGCATCAATTGCCGTACTTAACGCTTCCTGCGCCGCCAGTAATGCACGGCGTTCCAGGGTATCGAAGATGCAGAGTCGGTGACGCAGCTCGCGCGGAAGGATTGCCAGAATTGCAGGGATCAGTTTCTGAATTTTTTCCCTTTGCGCTTCCGTTTCACCTTTTAACCAACGGTGATAGATGTTCTGCTGATTATTCCAGTCCTTGCCTGGTACCAGGGGCAATTCGCCGCCCCCCTGGCGCAGATATTCTTCAGTAATGGCATTGGCTACCCATGCCTGCCCTTTTTCGGCTGCCAGGGCTAACAACACTGACTCGATGTGCTCATGCTTGATTTTCATGAATCAACTCCCATCAGCTTTTTCGTAGTAGTTTTATTTCTGCCAATAGTTAAAATTACATCGGCAGAAAATAATCCGTTTGATGCATGAGCGATTTTTTCAGCGTAATTTGTTTCGCCGGTATATTCTGTGCGAGGCAATTTTCCGTTATCCATCCATTTGTAGATTGCTCTTTGGCTGACACCACAAACGTCGGCCACAACAGAAACGCGAACAGTTTTGATTACATCTTCAAGTGTTTTCTGGTTCATATCACCCTCACAATGTGAACTTTGAGTACATGCTATAACAGAACTGACAGTACATTCAAGAGCGAATATCATTGAACTTATGGTTCATGAAGATAAAGCGCGTAAAGAGTTCGCCAGTAGGCTTGCGCTAGCCTGTGAAAACGCTGGTTATGAACAACATGGAAGGCAGGCAGAAATTGCCCGTCGAATGAAATTAACACCAAAAGCGGTTAGCAAATGGTTTAATGGCGAAACAATTCCTCGCCGAGAGAAATTAAGGGAATTAGCAACACTCATTGGAACAACACCAACCTATCTTTTGGGAGAGGATACAGAAGAAAGTGGACAGGTACGTTTCTATCAGGAGTTAAATCCAAGACAAAAAATCATCATTGACCTTCTGGACGAGCTCCCTGACAGTGAGACAGATGAACTTTTAAAAACTCTTGAGGAGAAAAAACAGAAGTACAATGCAATTTACGAAGAGTTAGCACGAAAGAAAAAACAAAAAGCCTCTTAAACCAGCATAAATCCGGTAGCTCCCCCCTCCGGGTTTGTGCTTCACTTTATCCCATCTCATTTTTTTACACACAAAATGTACTTAAAGTACTTTACATCAATGAACACAAAGTACATCATATACCTACCAACCCACCCCGCCCCACAGAACGCAGGGCAATACTTCGAGTTACCAGGCAGTGGTCAGGGGTTAAGTAGCCAGCCCGAGGCGTATGAACATGACGGCAGGGTTCAGATTTTGCAGTGCAGCAGGTTTCAGTTCCGCCACCCGGCGTTAAGGGGAGAGATAAGATGGTGCATTACGAAGTAGTTCAGTATTTGATGGATTGTTGCGATATCACTTACAGCCAGGCTGTACAGGCTCTACGCAGCAACGACTGGGATCTCTGGCAGGCAGAAGCCTCTATCCGCAACAACAAGATGTGAGGTGCGAAAAATGCAAAAAATCGACCTCGGCAATAACGAATCCCTGGTGTGCGGCGTGTTCCCCAACCAGGATGGAACGTTCACTGCCATGACGTATACCAAAAGCAAAACGTTTAAAACCGAAGCTGGCGCACGACGATGGTTGGAGAAGCACACAGTAAGCTAACGATTAAAACGCCTGCTCCTGCTGTTCCAGAATAACTTCATAAAGTGGGAGTATTTTTCGGTGACGAGATAATAAGAACAGTTTGCGCTATCACTCTGATGTTGAATGATGCCCTTCCGTTCTAATTTTTTCATAACCGGGTTACGGCAAGGAGAAGTGATAATAAGATTTCCTGTTTTAAGGAAATCTTTAAATACAGCGATTTCTTTCTCAGATAAACGAAGCAATACTCGTTGCTCTGGTAGCAATGAATAATGCTTTTGAATATGTGCTCGCAATCTTGAGAAGGAAATAGCGACCACGAAAGAAAAGGCAAAAACGATAATCTGAAAGAGCCAGGGTATTTCAGTATAAGCATTGAATGCGACAGCAAACTCTTTCGGTATCAGCCAGAGAGTGAGACCAAAAATGATAATCGTATACATAAGTCTTTCGAGTGGCTCGTTAGCAAAAAGTTTCAACAATGGAGTAAATACATCCAACATATCAATAACTCTCAACTGTAAGGGTATTGAAATGTTAACACAAGCTCTCGCTGTAGGGGTATAGCCGAGACCACCGAAGCCCGGAGGTGGTGAAATAAAACCGGGCACAACACGAAGGCGCATTTCCGATATCCATAAAGAGTCGGTCTTGTCTGTTAAATTTAAATGGTGGGAGTGCGCCTCCGGTTGTAAATAACGACATTGCTGTGTGTAGTCCTGGCGGCATCAGTTTTTTTCTTGAAGTTCGGCTGATGTCCGCCCTTTTTAAAGTGAATTTTGTGATGCGGTGAATGCGGCTAAGCGCACGTGGCACAGTTAAAAGTCATGTTAGTCCTTATTGGTTTGGGTGGGAAAGCCGACTGTAATTGTTAACTGGTTGCAGTCACCTGGAGGCACCAGGCACCGCATCAACAAAATTCATTTGTAAAAATGGAGATAATTATGATTGCACATCACTTCGGAACTGATGAAATACCACGTCAGTGTGTGACTCCTGGCGATTATGTTCTTCATGAAGGCCGGACATATATTGCCTCGGCAAACAATATTAAAAAGCGAAAACTATATATTCGTAACCTGACCACAAAAACATGCATTACTGACCGCATGATTAAAGTCTTCCTCGGTTGTGATGGTTTACCTGTAAAGGCGGAGTCATGGTGATGACTAAGAAAATAAAATGTGCTTACCACCTTTGCAAAAAAGACGTTGAAGAAAGCAAAGCTATTGAAAGAATGCTTCACTTCATGCACGGGATTTTATCAAAAGACGAACCGAGAAAATATTGCAGTGAAGCTTGTGCCGAAAAAGACCAGATGGCACATGAACTTTAATTAATTGACTATTCGAAACTGAATTTATGCCAGAAATGGCAGGTATTCGCTCAACCTTAATTAAGGAGAAAAACATGATTACCAATTATGAAGCCACTGTTGTAACTACCGATGACATTGTTCACGAGGTGAATCTGGAAGGAAAGCGCATTGGCTACGTAATTAAAACAGAAAATAAAGAAACCCCATTCACTGTGGTTGATATCGATGGTCCATCAGGCAACGTAAAAACACTTGATGAAGGTGTCAAAAAAATGTGCCTGGTGCATATCGGAAAGAATCTGCCCGCAGAAAAAAAAGCCGAATTTCTGGCAACTCTAATTGCAATGAAATTAAAAGGTGAAATCTGAAAGAAATAGCCTGCGTATGGCGCAGGCTATGAACAGTGTGTATCCGGCAAGATCATTCACTGAACAAAACGAATTTTAATCTGAGTTGAGGTTAAAAAACAATGAGCACAAAACCACTCTTCCTGTTACGGAAAGCGAAAAAATCATCCGGTGAACCTGACGTCGTCCTGTGGGCAAGCAACGATTTTGAATCGACCTGTGCCACTCTGGACTACCTGATCGTTAAGTCAGGTAAAAAACTGAGCAGCTATTTTAAAGCTGTTGCCACGAATTTTCCTGTCGTTAATGACCTGCCCGCTGAAGGTGAGATCGATTTTACCTGGAGTGAACGCTATCAACTCAGCAAAGACTCCATGACATGGGAACTAAAACCGGGAGCAGCACCAGACAACGCTCATTATCAAGGCAATACCAACGTCAACGGCGAAGACATGACTGAGATTGAGGAGAATATGCTACTCCCAATTTCTGGCCAGGAACTGCCCATTCGTTGGCTTGCTCAACACGGCAGCGAAAAACCGGTAACGCACGTTTCACGCGACGGACTCCAGGCATTACACATTGCTCGGGCTGAAGAACTACCGGCTGTTACTGCCCTGGCTGTTTCCCACAAAACCAGCCTGCTCGACCCGCTGGAAATTCGCGAACTCCACAAACTGGTTCGTGACACTGACAAAGTTTTCCCTAATCCTGGTAATTCAAACCTGGGACTGATAACTGCTTTTTTCGAAGCATACCTGAACGCTGACTACACCGATCGAGGACTGCTGACAAAAGAGTGGATGAAGGGTAATCGTGTTTCACACATCACTCGCACGGCTTCCGGTGCTAATGCTGGCGGCGGAAACCTCACCGATCGCGGCGAAGGTTTCGTACACGATCTGACGTCACTGGCGCGCGACGTAGCCACTGGCGTACTGGCCCGTTCAATGGATCTGGACATCTATAACCTTCATCCGGCACACGCTAAACGCATTGAGGAAATTATCGCTGAAAATAAACCGCCCTTTTCTGTTTTCCGCGACAAATTCATCACCATGCCTGGCGGGCTGGATTATTCCCGCGCCATCGTGGTTGCGTCCGTAAAAGAAGCACCAATTGGGATCGAGGTCATCCCCGCGCACGTCACTGAATATCTGAACAAAGTACTGACTGAAACCGATCATGCCAACCCTGATCCGGAAATCGTGGATATTGCCTGCGGTCGCTCCTCTGCCCCGATGCCGCAGCGAGTAACAGAAGAAGGAAAACAGGATGATGAAGAAAAACCGCAACCATCTGGAACAACGGCAGTTGAACAGGGAGAGGCTGAAACAATGGAACCGGACGCAACTGAACATCATCAGGACACGCAGCCGCTGGATGCTCAGTCACAGGTAAATTCTGTTGATGCGAAATATCAGGAACTGCGGGCAGAACTCCATGAAGCCCGGAAAAACATTCCATCAAAAAATCCTGTCGATGCCGATAAATTGCTTGCTGCATCACGTGGTGAATTTGTTGACGGAATTAGCGACCCGAACGATCCGAAATGGGTAAAGGGGATCCAGACTCGCGATTGTGTGTACCAGAACCAGCCAGAAACGGAAAAAACCAGCCCAGATATGAATCAACCTGAGCCAGTAGTGCAACAGGAACCGGAAATAGCCTGCAATGCCTGCGGCCAGACTGGCGGGGATAACTGCCCTGACTGTGGTGCGATGATGGGCGACGCAACATACCAGGAAACATTCGATGAAGAGAGTCAGGTTGAAGCTAAGGAAAATGATCCGGAGGAAATGGAAGGCGCTGAACATCCGCACAATGAGAATGCTGGCAGCGATCCGCATCACGATTGCAGTGATGAAACTGGCGAAGTCGCAGATCCCGTAATCGTAGAAGACATAGAGCTAGGTATTTATTACGGAATTTCGAATGAGAATTACCACGCGGGTCCCGGTATCAGTAAGTCTCAGCTCGATGACATTGCTGATACTCCGGCACTATATTTGTGGCGTAAAAATGCCCCCGTGGACACCACAAAGACAAAAACGCTCGATTTAGGAACTGCTTTCCACTGCCGGGTACTTGAACCGGAAGAATTCAGTAACCGCTTTATCGTAGCACCTGAATTTAACCGCCGTACAAACGCCGGAAAAGAAGAAGAGAAAGCGTTTCTGATGGAATGCGCAAGCACAGGAAAAACGGTTATCACTGCGGAAGAAGGCCGGAAAATTGAACTCATGTATCAAAGCGTTATGGCTTTGCCGCTGGGGCAATGGCTTGTTGAAAGCGCCGGACACGCTGAATCATCAATTTACTGGGAAGATCCTGAAACAGGAATTTTGTGTCGGTGCCGTCCGGACAAAATTATCCCTGAATTTCACTGGATCATGGACGTGAAAACTACGGCGGATATTCAACGATTCAAAACCGCTTATTACGACTACCGCTATCACGTTCAGGATGCATTCTACAGTGACGGTTATGAAGCACTGTTTGGAGTGCAGCCAACTTTCGTTTTTCTGGTTGCCAGCACAACTATTGAATGCGGACGTTATCCGGTTGAAATTTTCATGATGGGCGAAGAAGCAAAACTGGCAGGTCAACAGGAATATCACCGCAATCTGCGAACCCTGTCTGACTGCCTGAATACCGATGAATGGCCAGCTATTAAGACATTATCACTGCCCCGCTGGGCTAAGGAATATGCAAATGACTAAGCAACCACCAATCGCAAAAGCCGATCTGCAAAAAACTCAGGGAAACCGTGCACCAGCAGCAGTTAAAAATAGCGACGTGATTAGTTTTATTAACCAGCCATCAATGAAAGAGCAACTGGCAGCAGCTCTTCCACGCCATATGACGGCTGAACGTATGATCCGTATCGCCACTACAGAAATTCGTAAAGTTCCGGCGTTAGGAAACTGTGACACTATGAGTTTTGTCAGTGCGATCGTACAGTGTTCACAGCTCGGACTTGAGCCAGGTAGCGCCCTCGGTCATGCATATTTACTGCCTTTTGGTAATAAAAACGAAAAGAGCGGTAAAAAGAACGTTCAGCTAATCATTGGCTATCGCGGCATGATTGATCTGGCTCGCCGTTCTGGTCAAATCGCCAGCCTGTCAGCCCGTGTTGTCCGTGAAGGTGACGAGTTTAGCTTCGAATTTGGCCTTGATGAAAAGTTAATACACCGCCCGGGAGAAAACGAAGATGCCCCGGTTACCCACGTCTATGCTGTCGCAAGACTGAAAGACGGAGGTACTCAGTTTGAAGTTATGACGCGCAAACAGATTGAGCTGGTGCGCAGCCTGAGTAAAGCTGGTAATAACGGGCCGTGGGTAACTCACTGGGAAGAAATGGCAAAGAAAACGGCTATTCGTCGCCTGTTCAAATATCTGCCCGTATCAATTGAGATCCAGCGTGCAGTATCAATGGATGAAAAGGAACCACTGACAATCGATCCTGCAGATTCCTCTGTATTAACCGGGGAATACAGTGTAATCGATAATTCAGAGGAATAATTCAGCCTGGCGGTGTAATGCACCGCCAACTTGAAATATTTTTTATGAGCAAAATTATGAGATATGACAATGTTAAACCATGTCCATTTTGTGGTTGTCCATCAGTAACGGTGAAAGCCATTTCAGGATATTACCGAGCGAAGTGTAACGGATGCGAATCCCGAACCGGTTATGGTGGAAGTGAAAAAGAAGCACTCGAAAGATGGAATAAACGAACCACTGGAAATAATAATGGAGGTGTTCATGTATAAAATTACCGCCACTATTGAAAAGGAAGGTGGCACTCCTACTAACTGGACAAGATATTCAAAATCTAAACTAACGAAATCAGAATGCGAAAAAATGCTCTCAGGTAAAAAAGAAGCAGGCGTTTCCAGAGAGCAGAAAGTAAAACTGATAAATTTTAATTGCGAGAAACTTCAGTCCTCGAGAATTGCATTATATTCAAATTAAAACTTCATAGCTGATTATTAATAATCAACATCGGGCGTCAATTTCAGTCTAACATTGGCGCCTGCCAGAGGTGATGCGATGGCACAAGTAATCTTTAATGAAGAGTGGATGGTTGAATACGGCCTGATGCTTCGCACTGGTCTGGGGGCCAGACAAATTGAAGCATACCGCCAGAACTGTTGGGTGGAGGGCTTCCACTTCAAACGAGTATCTCCTTTAGGTAAGCCAGACAGCAAACGAGGGATTATCTGGTACAACTATCCAAAGATAAATCAGTTTATCAAAGACTCATGATATGTCTAAATTACCAACAGGTGTCGAGATTAGAGGTAGATACATTCGCATCTGGTTCATGTTTCGAGGAAAACGATGTCGGGAAACATTAAAAGGCTGGGAGATTACAAACAGTAATATTAAAAAGGCCGGAAATTTAAGAGCGCTGATAGTTCATGAAATAAACTCCGGTGAATTTGAGTATTTAAGACGTTTTCCCCAGTCCAGCACTGGGGCAAAAATGGTGACAACGAGAGTCATAAAAACGTTCGGAGAGCTTTGTGATATCTGGACAAAAATTAAAGAGACAGAGTTAACAACAAACACAATGAAGAAAACGAAATCACAATTAAAAACACTCAGAATAATAATTTGTGAAAGTACCCCAATATCACATATTCGTTATAGCGATATCTTAAACTACCGGAATGAACTGCTGCATGGAGAAACGCTTTACCTGGATAATCCAAGATCCAACAAAAAAGGAAGAACCGTGCGCACAGTTGATAACTATATCGCCCTGCTCTGTTCGCTGTTGCGTTTTGCGTATCAGTCGGGATTTATATCAACCAAACCATTTGAAGGAGTAAAAAAATTACAGCGAAACAGAATAAAGCCTGATCCGTTATCTAAAACAGAATTCAATGCATTAATGGAAAGTGAAAAAGGACAGAGCCAGAACTTGTGGAAATTTGCCGTTTACTCAGGACTTCGTCACGGGGAACTGGCAGCTCTGGCGTGGGAGGATGTGGATCTCGAAAAGGGAATAGTGAATGTCAGAAGAAACCTGACGATACTTGATATGTTCGGTCCCCCAAAAACAAATGCCGGGATCCGAACAGTAACACTACTGCAGCCTGCTCTTGAAGCACTGAAGGAGCAATACAAACTGACCGGGCATCATCGCAAAAGCGAAATCACCTTTTATCATCGGGAGTACGGCAGAACCGAAAAGCAAAAACTGCATTTTGTTTTCATGCCCAGGGTGTGTAACGGAAAACAAAAACCTTATTACTCGGTAAGCAGTTTGGGGGCAAGGTGGAATGCAGCAGTAAAACGTGCTGGTATTCGCCGCCGTAATCCGTACCATACGCGGCATACTTTTGCCTGCTGGCTGTTGACGGCAGGAGCGAACCCGGCATTTATAGCCAGCCAAATGGGGCATGAAACTGCGCAGATGGTGTATGAAATTTACGGTATGTGGATTGATGACATGAACGACGAACAGATAGCCATGTTGAATGCGCGGTTATCGTAGTTGCAAAGTTTGCCCCCAATTTGCCCCATTTAGTACCAGAGAACTGAAATAATGCAAGAAAATCAACAAATTACAAAGAAAGAACAATACAACCTGAACAAATTACAAAAACGTCTGCGTCGTAACGTGGGCGAAGCCATTGCTGACTTCAATATGATTGAAGAAGGCGATCGCATCATGGTTTGCCTCTCCGGGGGTAAAGACAGCTATACCATGCTGGAGATTCTGCGCAATTTGCAGCAAAGCGCGCCAATCAATTTTTCGCTGGTGGCTGTCAACCTCGATCAAAAACAACCGGGCTTCCCGGAACACGTTCTGCCCGAGTATCTTGAAAAGCTGGGCGTTGAGTACAAGATTGTGGAAGAGAACACTTACGGTATCGTGAAAGAGAAGATTCCGGAGGGCAAAACCACTTGCTCACTGTGTTCTCGTCTTCGTCGCGGTATCCTTTATCGTACCGCAACGGAACTGGGAGCGACGAAGATCGCGCTGGGTCACCATCGTGACGATACCCTGCAAACGTTGTTCTTAAATATGTTCTACGGCGGCAAGATGAAAGGTATGCCTCCGAAACTGATGAGCGATGATGGCAAACATATCGTGATTCGTCCGCTGGCCTACTGCCGCGAGAAAGATATTCAGCGTTTTGCCGATGCAAAAGCGTTCCCGATTATTCCGTGCAACCTGTGCGGTTCACAGCCTAACCTGCAACGTCAGGTGATTGCTGACATGTTGCGTGACTGGGATAAACGTTATCCGGGGCGTATCGAGACGATGTTCAGCGCGATGCAGAATGTGGTGCCGTCGCATCTGTGCGATACCAACCTGTTCGATTTCAAAGGCATTACCCACGGTTCTGAAGTGGTTAACGGGGGTGATCTGGCGTTTGATCGCGAAGAGCTCCCTCTACAACCGGCGGGTTGGCAGCCTGAAGAAGATGAAAATCAGTTGGATGAGTTACGACTGAATGTGGTTGAAGTGAAATAACCAGGATAGCGCCCGATGCGCAAGCTTATCGGGCTACTCTTATGGAGGCCGGATAAGACGCGGCCAGCGTCGCATCCGGCAATCCCGAAGAAGATGTTTACTCTTGCACCCTGCAATTCAACATTTCATTATTTTAATAACCGCACCCGGCACGTTTTTCCTTTAATCTTCCCGCCCTGTAACTGTTTCCATGCTTTATGAGCAACAGCCTGACGCACCGCGACATAGACATGCGCCGGATGCACGGCGATTTTGCCAATATCTGCGCCATCAAGCCCGATATCTCCTGTCAGCGCACCTAATACATCACCCGGGCGCATTTTGGCTTTTTTCCCGCCATCGATACATAACGTTGCCATTTCGGCTTCCAGCGGCACAATGGAACTATTAACTGGTGGCGTTTGCCAGTTAAGTTTTATCTGCAACATGTCAGAAATGATATTGGCCCGCTGTGCTTCTTCCGGGGCACAGAAACTGATCGCCAGACCGCTATTTCCTGCACGCGCTGTACGACCGATGCGATGTACATGAACTTCAGGATCCCACGCCAGCTCAAAGTTCACCACCAGCTCAAGCGATTTAATATCCAGACCTCGCGCAGCAACATCAGTCGCAACCAGTACACGGGCGCTACCGTTAGCAAAACGTACCAGGGTCTGATCGCGATCGCGTTGCTCCAGATCGCCGTGTAACGACAATGCACTTTGCCCTACTTCATTCAGCGCGTCGCAGACAGCCTGGCAATCTTTTTTGGTATTGCAAAACACCACACAAGAGGATGGCTGATGCAAGCTTAATAACCGTTGCAACAGAGGAATTTTGCCTTTACTGGATGTCTCATAAAATTGTTGTTCAATGGGTGGCAAAGCATCTGTTGAGTCAATTTCAATCGCTAAAGGATCGCGTTGCACTCGTCCGCTGATTGCGGCGATGGCTTCCGGCCAGGTTGCCGAAAACAGAAGCGTCTGTCGAGATGCAGGCGCAAAACGGATGACATCATCAATGGCATCGCTAAATCCCATATCCAGCATGCGGTCGGCCTCATCCATCACCAAAGTATTCAGCGCATCCAGTGATACCGTGCCTTTTTGCAAGTGATCCAGCAAACGACCCGGCGTTGCCACGATAATATGCGGCGCATGTTGCAACGAATCACGCTGCAAACCGAACGGTTGACCACCGCACAACGTCAAAATTTTAGTATTTGGTAGAAAACGCGCCAGCCGACGCAATTCACCTGCCACCTGATCCGCCAGTTCACGCGTAGGACACAGCACTAAAGCCTGGGTTTGAAATAGCGACGCATCAATTTGCTGTAACAAGCCGAGGCCAAAAGCCGCCGTTTTGCCGCTGCCGGTTTTCGCCTGCACGCGAACATCTTTTCCGGCAAGGATCGCCGGAAGCGCGGCGGCCTGCACCGGCGTCATGGTTAAATAACCCAACTCATCAAGGTTCGTGAGTTGGGCGGGAGGCAAAACATTCAGGGTAGAAAAAGCGGTCACAATCTATTCTCGTGGTCATCGACGCAAAGTCAGCAGGCGCGTATCCTCGCAGATCTACGCTCACGATGCGACAATTTAATCGGTTCTTCATCGGGTGGTGGGTCAGGCATGGGTTGCGGGCGAGGGATCGGATCGGGCACTGGAACAGGATCGCCAGGAATCGGTTCAGGGACAGGAATTTGCAAATAAATAAGTGTCGTCATATTTCCCTCCGGTCATTGGGTGGACTCTTAAAGGGTAGACGCTGATAAATAACAGGCAAAATAAATATCCTCCGGCATAGCCGGAGGTTTTT